GTTGCTGCTGCATCTGCTGTATTCCTGGTCTATCCTTTCGGTCAAGGTTCTTTCTCTGATGCGATGCCTCTGGGTATCTCTGGCACGTCTAACTACATGCTTGCCTTCCAAGCCGAACACAACATCCTTATGCTCCCATTTCATATGCTTGGTGTTGCTGGGGTATTTGGTGGCAGTCTTTTCAGTGCTATGCACGGAAGCCTTGTCACATCCTCGCTTGTTCGGGAGACTACGGAAGACATATCCCAAAACTATGGTTACAAGTTTGGTCAAGAGGAAGAGACATACAACATCGTTGCAGCCCATGGCTACTTTGGACGTTTGATCTTTCAGTACGCTTCATTCAATAACTCTCGTAGTCTGCACTTCTTCCTGGCTGCCTGGCCTGTGGTCGGCATTTGGTTTGCTGCACTTGGTGTAAGCACCATGGCGTTCAACCTAAATGGTTTTAACTTTAACCAATCACTTCTTGACAATAAGAGCCACGTTATTAATACCTGGGCTGACATTCTCAACAAAGCCAACCTTGGCTTTGAGGTAATGCACGAGCGTAATGCTCACAACTTCCCGCTTGACTTGGCTGCTGCTGAGGCCACTCCTGTGGCTTTGACTGCACCATCTATTGGTTAATTCTTCGTACGTTCATCCCCTTTGGGGACGGGTAGCTCAAGGCTGGAACGCGCATGAGCATTACGGAGAATAAAATGACTATTCAAGTTACCTACACCTATCGTGGTGTTAAGTACACTAAAACAGTGAACCGTTAAGGCGGTCTGGGGAGTTCGATGCTCCCCATCACTATTGGCTGAGGCCGGTACGCCGACACCCTTAGCCGTTGACAGTCGGAAAGACGACGCAAATAACTGACAACAAATTTTTCCAAACGTTTGGAGAGCAAGTAACCAACTTCTTTCTCTCTTTCAATGGCACAACAATCTAACGCTGTGACCACGAGTCTGACTCGTCCTGGTCAATCTAATAGCGCGGGTGACGCCCGTGCTCTTTACCTGAAACTGTTTTCAGGTGAGATGTTCAAAGGCTTCCAAAATGAGACGATCGCTCGCGATCTTGTCATGAAGCGCACTCTGCGTAATGGTAAGAGCCTTCAGTTTATCTACACTGGCCGTACCACGGCTGAGTTCCACACTCCTGGCAACAGCATCCTGGGTAACACCGATGGTGCACCCCCGGTGGCTGAGAAGACCATCACCTGTGATGACCTTTTGATCAGCTCTGCCTTTGTGTATGAGCTTGATGAAGTGCTGTCTCACTACGATCTGCGTGGTGAAATCAGCCGCAAGATCGGCTATGCCCTGGCTGAAAAGTATGACCGTCTGATCTTCCGTGCTATCGCTCGCGGCGCTCGTAAGGCCAGCCCGATCACCAAGGCCAGCTTTGTTGAGCCTGGTGGTACCCAAATCCGTGTTGGCTCCTCTGTTAACGATTCCGACGCCTTTGATGCATCTGCTCTGGTGTCTGCGTTCTATGACGCTGCTGCTGCTATGGATGAAAAGGGCGTGAGCAGCGAAGGCCGTGTGGGTGTTCTGAACCCCCGCCAGTACTACGCGCTGATTCAAGCTGTGGGCACCAATGGTCTGGTGAACCGTGACGTGCAGGGTTCTGCTCTGCAAGGCGGCAACGGCATCATCGAGATTGCTGGTATCCGCATCTATAAGTCCATGAACATTCCGTTCCTGGGCAACTACGGTACCAAGTACGGTGGCACCACTGGTGAAACCTCTCCTGGTAACGTTGGTAGCTTCGTTGGCGCTGCTCTTGAGAACGCTGACGGTGCTGTCACTGGCATTCAGAATGACTACGGTACTGCTGCTGAAGTTGGTACCAAGTCCTGCGGCCTGATCTTCCAGCGTGAAGCTGCTGGCTGTGTGGAGGCCATTGGCCCTCAAGTGCAAGTGACCAGCGGTGATACCTCCGTCATCTACCAAGGTGATGTGATCGTGGGCCGTCTGGCCATGGGTGCTGATTACCTGAATCCTGCTGCAGCTGTTGAGCTGTATGTGGGTGCCACCGCTCCTTCTGAGTTCTGATCTCAGATTTATTTCTTACGGGGACTCTTCGGAGTCCCTTTTTTTTAGTTTCTGATATATGACTTCTACTCCTTCGACAACTACACTCGATACCGAACTATCCGCAGTCAATACTATTCTGGGGAGTATTGGTCAATCCCCAATCACTGCATTTGATTTTGACAATCCTGAGCAACTGTATATCTTTAATCTTCTACGTGAAGTGAATGTTGATGTGCAGAACGAAGGTTGGCATTTCAATACTGAAAACAACTACACGTTGTCTCCTGATGTTAACGGATACTTTCTATTGCCAAATAACGTCCTTCGTTATGACGTAGCTGATGGCCAAGATAAGCGGACTACGGATGTAGTTGTACGCAATGGCCGTCTATACGATAAGATCAAACATACAGATATCTTTACTTCCAATCTTGACCTAGATATTGTTTGGTTGTTTGACTTTAACGATATCCCCTCCGTATTCCAACGCTACATTACTTACCGAGCTGCAGGCAGAGCCGCTACACAACTTGTGGCTAACTCAGAGCTTGTAAAGCTTCTTGGTATTCAGGAGTCGCAAGCCCGAGCTGCTTGTTTGGAATATGAATGCAATATGGGTGACCATACATTTTTTGGTTGGCCAGATGAATCTACTTATCACTCATATCGTCCTTATCGAGCACTTCGACGTTCATGACAAGCATCACGCAAACTATTCCTAGTTTTGTTTCTGGTATCTCTCAGCAGCCAGATGACCTTAAGCTTTCTGGTCAGGTTAATGATCTGGTCAATGCTATTCCTGATGTTACTGCAGGTCTTACCAAGCGTCCTGGTAGTAAGTTCGTCTCTACTCTTACGGGAGCCACCAGCAACGGAGCTTGGTTTAGTTACTTCCGTGATGAGTCTGAAGGCGCGTATATTGGTCAAGTAGATAGCAACGGTTCAGTTCGTATGTGGACTGTTGCTGGTACTGCTTGTTCTGTCTCCAACAACGCTAGCAGCTATCTAGCTACTAACAGCCCTGAAACACAACTCAAGTTCTTAACTGTCAACGATTATACCTTTGTTACTAACACCCAAAAGACTGCTCAGATGTCCAATTCCTTGTCACCTACACGACAGGGGTTGACTGGGTATCAATACAATGCCTTTGTCGAACTCAAGCAGTTAGCACCAGGTCGGCAGTATTCACTTGATATCAGCACGCCCGGCAGTGGCATCCAAGATCTTGACTCTGGCAAAGGTAAAGCAACCCGGATTGGCTTTAGTGGGAATGCTTCTTACAACACCCTTTCTGGCGGCGGTGGTGCCTTTACTAGGGTTGACCCCAACCTCCCCAACATGGGAACTCAGATATTTACTGTCAGCTCTGGAAACGGTAAGAACCTTGCCTTTCGTCTCACTGTTACTGGTCAGGTTGCAGTAGACAAGCAAGCTACAGGCACCGTAGAAGCCGATGATTACGCAGGTGTTTATGATCGTAAAGTCGAGCTCCTTTATGGTGGTAATGGGTGGAGCCAAGGCGATACAGTAACTGTTTCTTTAAATGGTGTTAACCATACTATTGAAATTAAAGAGATAGCTGTAATCAAAGCACGCTGCAACATTGGAAGCTTTCGACCTAAACCCACCTCATTTGAATCTGGTCAAGAACTTTCAGCAGAAAGCATTCTTAGCCAGTACGACAGCACAGGGTCACTTGGAGCCAATCGTGCTTTCACAATGACTGGAAACGGTGTCAGCGTTGCCGCTGTCCCTATTGGAAATGGCTTGTTTCTTTGGAGCACTAATCCTTTCACTGTTACTACCTCTGAAACTGACCTATGGAGAATCATTCAACATGAGGTCAATGATGTAACCAACCTTCCTGTCCAATGCAAGCATAACTATTTGGTAAAGGTTGTTAACAGTCAAGACAGCAACAACGACGATTACTACCTTAAGTTTGTAGGAGCCAACGGCGCTGATGGTAGTGGTTCCTGGGAGGAAACTATTGCCCCAGGGATTAAGTACTCATGGGACACCACTACACTTCCAGTAACGATTGTACGTACAGGCAACCTTGCTTTTACTGTTGATTCATTTAAGATCAACGGTTCAAATGCCTGGACTAATCGCACGGTAGGAGATAACACAACAAATCCTATTCCATCCTTTGATGGCAAAAAGATTAGTCAGACGTTCTTCCACCGCAATCGACTAGGTTTCCTTTCTGAAGGTAATGTCATCCTGTCTCAGGCTGGTGATCTAGGTAATTTCTTTAATGACTCAGCGTTGTTGATTGGTGCAAGCGATCCAATCGATATTGCAGCAAGTTCCACCACGCCTACTGTATTCAAGGACGCAATTGAGACAACATTAGGCCTTGTCGTGTTTGCTGATAATCAGCAGTTTCTGCTTCATACAGATAGCGACCTACTTACTCCCGAAACAGGTAAGCTCAATAATATAGCAACTTATAATTATAACACATCGGCTCCTCCAATCAGCCTTGGCACCACTTTAGGCTTTACCGACAATGCTGGTAGCTACACCCGATTCTTTGAGATGTTTGATATTCGCCGTGAAGGTGAGCCTCAAATCATCGAACAAACTAAAGTGGTACATCGGCTCCTACCTAATAACATCAATAGGATTACCAATTCACGAGAGAATAGTACTATCTTTTTCTTTGCCAAAGATACCAGCACTATCTACGGGTACCGCTATTTTAACTCTGGTAAGGAGCGTGTACAAAGTGCATGGTTCAGATGGGTGATGCCATATAACTGCTCTCACAGCTTCTTCTTGGACGACACGCTTTACCTGGTGACAACTGACTATAAGTTATTGAGAGTTGATCTCAATGCAAGTTCTGTTTCCGGTAACCGTGCTGAGATTACTGGTGAGGATTATTTTGGGCAATCTTTTGTCTACCCCATTTACCTAGACTCTTGGAGTAAGTACACCATTGGTGGCTCTTCTGAGTATAGCTCTGCTACAGATTTAACCCGTATCCCCAAGGCAAGTATTTCTTTGGCTGGTTCAGGCACTCTTGTGATTGTGACAGATCCAATTGGTTATTACGCCTCATTGCACAGTCAAGATGGCTCCTATTACTACTTCCGTGGAGATTACACCAGTTCCACTGTTTACGTCGGATATCTTTTTGATATGCTTGTTGAATTTCCACGAGTCTTTGTCAAATCCAAAAAGGGAGACTCACTTGTAGCCGATGTAACTGCTTCGCTCACAGTTCATAGAGTAAAGCTCAAGTTTGGTTCTGTTGGTGTCTACCAAACTGAACTCAAGCGCAAAGGCAAGTCCAGCTACACCTGTACCTATGACTCTCGCCTTGCAGATGGCCAGGATGCCAACGAGCCTGCTTTCATTTCTGAATACCTACAGCAGGTGCCAGTATATGACCGAAGTAATAATGTTGTCTTGACATTGAAGTCAACCCACCCATCTCCTGCAACTGTCTATTCAATGACCTGGGAAGGAGATTACAGTAGTATGCATTATCGGCGTGTCTAAATATATCCACCCAATCACCATGCAGGCTGCTTATGAAGTGGCCTGCAATCTACGTCCCGATGACTACAGGGAGTGTGTTGAGGGTCACGGACGTGATCCAAAGGTATGGCTTCCTATTGGGGCAAAGATGTGTGATTCTATTTATTTCACTGTCCCTGATAACTCCTTAGCGGGGTGTGCAGGTGTACACCAAAACGGAGCGATCTGGATGTTATGTACATCTGCCATTCATAAATTTCCAACCACCTTTGCTAGAGAAGCGAAGCGTTATGTTGACTCTCGACCTGAG